ACTCCTGAGATCAGGGCTAACACGAAACGAAGCTCTTTCTTCGTCTTGTGACATGGCTCTTAGGAACTCTTCTTCATACAATTGTTTTAGCATGGGAGTTCTTTCAGGTGCTTTTTTAAGAGATATGTAATAGGCAAGACCTGCCGCTAAACATGGATAGAACCTATAAGGCATATCCATGGTATTAGCACCTACATCAGCATCATCCATGCGTGTAAGCACATTCATGTACACAGTGTATGTTGCAGATTTATCAGGTGAAGGGTATACGCTAATAGTAGGACTAAGCTGTTTATCAATAAAAAATTGATTAGGCTTACCTGTTTGTGACTTGTTTGGTATTGCTGAGTATTGTGAGCGACTAATTCTAGCCATAGCTACATCTGTTACTTCAGAACCAATGGTTTGTCTTACAAAAGCATCTAAAACATCAATAGGTGCTGTGCTATTAGTAGTGTCTATGTTGTAAGAGGTAGTATCTGTAACCATAGCCACAGTCTTTTGAGTGATAGTCCACTGGTTTAAACCTCTGTTAGCCCATTCTGCTAACAAAAGATTAAGACTTCTTTGTGCTGTTTTAAGGTCGTAACCTGTGCGAAGCTCTAAACCACATCGTTCAAAGGCTTCTTCTACAAATTCACCTACATCAGGTTCGAAATTTTTACTGCTTGATGTTGCCATCTATCCATAGTTTTTAATTAATTCAAGAATAATGACATAAGTATCGCCATTTGAATGACCTACTGTGGTGAAATCAAGATCGCCTGTTACACCACTGCCTGCATTGTTTGGAATACCTGAAAAATCATCGTAATACTCGTCACCAGTTGAGTCAGCAGGTAAGGTTACAGCTAGAACATTAGTAGAGGCATCAAAATCAATTTTGACACCCATGCCTGTTGTTGCCCACCATACCTTTGCAATTGCAACTGAAGTACAGGCAACGCCTGAAGCATTTGAATTTAAAGCTGATACATCAACTTTTTTTACTGCAGACTCACCACTGCCATCACTGGCATTGGTGAACTTCATAACAGCCTTGCGTTGCCCATCCTGAATGGTTTGTGATGTTACTACATCAGCCATAATTTACTCCTATTAAGATACTGTAGCGATTGGAGTTGATAAAGCAGTTGTCATCCACTTAGAGTTGGTTCCATCATCTGAAACACAAGTCATAGAAATTCTAGCGTTTGCAACTGTTGAATTTGGTAGAGTTAAAGTATCTCCTGCTACATCGCTTACTGCGTTAGCCGCTGTTCCTGCAACCAATGAAAGCATTGCTTGGAAATCTGATACAGCAGAACCGGGTAATACAAAAGTAGTGGTTACACTGCCACCAACTGCTACTGTAAGTTGAAAGTCATAATGAACTCCTACATTTCCAGTAGATACACTAGGTAAAGTAATTACATTAGCCGCGGCTCCATTAATTAAAAACAAAGTTCCTGATTGAGCCGCTGTTAAGGTAGCTGATGCCGCCCCTGCCGCATTAAAAGTCGTATCAATTTTTCGTCTACCTATAATAGTGCTCGTAGTAGAAATAGCACCATCGGATGCAATTGAACCTACATCAGTGATGTTACCACTTGAGTCAATATCAAAGTTTGTTGTGACTGCACCTGTTGATGATGCTACTGTGATTTGTTCGAAACCACCTTCAGACCTGACTGGTCCTGAAAAAGTTGTGTTAGCCATAATTTCCTCCTAGGAAATAAGTTCTATTGTCTTGGCTTGTCTGCTAGGTCAGTCGATAGAACAAGTTAATAATATCCTAGATACTAAAAATCATACTCCTTGGAGCATGATTTAGCAAATAGAATGTTTTAATCTTAGTTCATTAGGCTACCTTTATAGATTTATTTAATAATTTTGGTTTAGTTGGTCTTTTGAAGAAGTAAAATATACCATCGAAGTCTTTTGGCTTTTCTATCTTTGCATCAAACTGTACAAAGTCTCCCATCGTAATCCAACCATCTTGAAGACTAGGAATTGAGCCATACACCTTTTGACCAGTATCAAGAAGAAAAATACCTTTTTGAACATAACCCCATTGTGTTTGATATCCCTTTTCGTGTACAAGTTTTCCAGTAACAGTGATTCTGTTTTCTGTATCAAGATCAGGAGTATTGGCTACTTTTTGTAAGTCATCAAATCTTCTGCATGAGTTAGCCATGTAGTAGCACCACATGATCGTGTGATAATTAAGATCAATCTTTGCACTAATTTCTTTTGCTTTTGCGATTCTTTTTTCTTTGTCAGCCTTAAGAAGTGCAAGCTCCTCTTTGCTCTTTCTTTCAATGTCTAATGTATTGGCATCAAAAACCCATGATGTGTCTACTAAAGGCATGTTGGTTTTATTGGCATAAGCTCTAGCTTTTTTTTGAGCCTTTGCAGGGTCAATGCTTAAGTTTTGTATATGGTAGCTTGACTCATGCATGTTACCCCAACCATCCATATATTTATAGAAAGCTCTAAGAGTAAACATCTTGGTACCCTCACCCATTGCTATCCTTAATTGTTCTCTACTCTTTGACACTACAATACCTCCATCTTATAAATTAATTTTTTTCTTTCCAACTGAAATGTAATAACCATGAGGACTTTCATTGTGTCCAAAAGCTGTGCCATCCTCAATAACCACCCATCTATTTATGTGTTTTTGCGTAAAAGGAAAATCTTTGACATAACCTGATGTACTATATTCTTTAACAATTTTAGAATTTAGATTTTTTATAATTCTATTGTTGTGTGGCAATCCGTCTTGATTAGTAGCAATTAGAAAGTCTTGGAGTGTTTCCATTACGCTACCTCTCTAAGTTTAAGTTCATTTTGTACTAAGTCTTTAACTTTTTGTGTCATGGTTGTGCCATTAACTTCATACTCGTTCATTGCTAAAAGACACTCTGTATCTGCTTCTTTGATATGAGTTTCTATTGGAATAGCATCGTAACGATCTAATTCTCTCTCTACTGCTTTCCATGTAACTTTTTTTAACTTGTTAATGTATTTAGTTCTTTGCTCCCACTGTCTTATTTCACTATTGTCTTCACACATAGCCCTACGCTCCATTTCATTTTCAGTGGCAAGTTCCATGAACTCATGAAGATCAGCAATCTCCTTATCAGCAAGTTTAAGAATTTTTGCTTTTAAAACACGATAGGTTTCGTAGCTCATGTAAGCATAGTTAGATAGTTGGATTTTTAGATTTTCCATTTTTTCTCCTTTTTTATTATTAAATAAACTTTCCATATACTTAATATACACAAATTTAGACAAAAGTACAACTATTTACACACTTTATTTCATTTATTTTAGACCAAAAAAAAGGGCTCTTTCGAGCCCTTTAAGTAATAGTTGAGTAATAAACGCTATTACGAATCGTTCAATTAAGCTCCTGCTGAACCATAGATACCACGCCAGTTTGAAAAACCGAAGCTGTATCTTTCTCTAGCTTTGTAACGAATGTTACCAGTAGAGAAATCAGGTTCCATGTTAGTCTCCATGCCAGTTCTTTGGAACATTTTTAGACCCTCGCCTTGATCTGTAACAGATGTAAGCAAGAAGAAAGCATCAGGATCAGTTAAATAATGATTAACTGTATAGCCACCGGGTAACACACCTGTGTTTTTGATAGCGTTTACATCATTATCTGCTGTACCTGATCTTAGAGTGCTGTTCAATATTCTGTCAGCAACAAAAACTAATTGTGGTGGAACCACAAGTTTTGAAGCATTAACAGAGATTGTTAGACCTCTATCGTCTGTAAATGTTGAGATATCAATAAGTGCATCTTCCAATGAAGTTTCATTGAGGTCAGCCATGGATGTAGCTCTATTCGCTGCTGTTCCACCACCTGCGAGGGGGTGAGCAGTTGCGATTAAAGGTTGTCCATCACCACCAGTAAAACTGGTAGAAAATGCGTTATTAAGTACATTGGCACCTTTCACTTCTTTGGTGTTAGCCATTGATCGTGCTAGTGCTTTTGTATATCTTTTTCCTAAAGAATCGTAAAGGTTATCTTCAACTGCTTCTTCTGTTAATGCAAAAGCTAACGCAATCGTGTCATGCGTATATCTTGCTGTATAACTTTCAGAAGAATTGTCGAAAACAACTCCTTGACCTTCAGACTTAGTTGGTGCTGAACCAAAGCCCATAATTAATACTTCTTCTTCGAAAGCCTTTTGAGAGTCTTCGATTGAAAAAATTTCAGTATAT